TTGGGTCAAGATTAGCATTACTGAAAAGACTGCAGTTGCCGACCTTAAGTATAAGAATGAACCCATTGTTGCCGAGGGTGCTACTGTTGTAATTGGCGACCTCGTATTTACTCGCAACGCAGATGGTGTTGTTGTTGATGTAAATAGCGACCTTAATGTTGCGGACATGCTTGCTGAACTTGCTGAGCTCGGCATTGATATCCAGAAGCTGTATGATGGCAAGATTTGTATGAATGACGATGTGCTTATTGCAAACTTTGGTCGTGTGTGCGAAACCAGTGCAACTATTGCTTGGTATGTGCAGGCCGAAGCTCCTCAGCTCGGCATTCCCAAGACTGGCGACGCTGTATCTATCGTCGCTCCCGCACTTGTACTCGCAAGCTCTCTTTATATAATTTGCCGCAAGAAGTAAATAAAACAACAAAATGAGCCGTCAGGGGTTGATTCCTCTGGCGGCTTTTCTTTAGAAAAAACGAGGTAAAAATGTATACGTTATACATACACACCACACCTGATGAAAAACATTATGTTGGCGTCACATCACGACAATCCGAAATTCGCTGGAGTAATGGTTGGGGTTATTACGGCCAACCATTTTTTGACGCTATCAAACAATTTGGGTGGGATAATATTAAGCACGAAATAATTTTTGAAAATCTCACAGAAGAAGAAGCTCATGAAAAAGAGCGTGAATTGATTGCGTTTTATAATTCTACCGACCGGAAGTATGGTTTCAATTCTTCTTCTGGAGGTAATTGGGGAACCACTATTTCCAAAGAGGCAAAGCGCAAGGTTAGCGAGAACCTGAAGTCCCAAGGTATTAAACCTCCTTCCCAAAAAGGGGTTCCAAACAAACATCGCAAAGGTGTTAACCAATACACACTTGATGGTGAGTTTGTAGCGACCTATGAATCGGTTAACGCCGCCGCTCGTGCCGCAGACGTAAGCCCTTTGCTTATTAGTAATGCTTGTAATAAGCGTAGGAAAAGTCTTAACGGATTCATATATGAATTTGTAAGTAATGCTAATGACCGTAATGCTCGCCCTGTGGCTAAGTACGATTTGGGTGGAAATTTTATTGCTGAGTATCCATCCATGAGAGCTGCCGCTTTAGATGTTGAAGTAAGCATTAATCAGATTAAAAACGTCTGCGAAGGTATATCCAAATCGGCAGGCGGTTTTATTTTTGGATTTATTCATAGGAGGTGTGTTAATGAGTCTGCTTAATGAATTTATAGAATATCTCGAATCCCACATTGGTGATATTTATTGCTGGGCTGCGCAAGGCCAGTGTATTTCTGACATGGATAATCCTTATGCGTGGATTCGTCGTATGGAAACTTCCACGAAAAATGCTGACCGAGCCATTGCTTTTGTAAAGAAAGCAACCAAGAATCCTCTTTACGCTTTCGATTGTTCTGGTCTGGGTATGTACTGGATATACAATCTTAAAAAGATATCCAGTGGCGACATTAGTTCTAACGGTATGTACAGCAAATGCGAAAAGATTACCAAAGCAGAACTTCGCAAAGGCGACTGGGTGTTCCGCCACAATGGAAATAAAGTATACCACATTGGTTATGTTGTTGATGATGACCTCAACGTAATTGAATCAATGGGTCGTGATGTTGGTGTTGTAAAGCGTCCTCTCAATGCAAGTGGTAGTTCTTACTGGAATAAATTTGGCCGTCCCATTTGGGTGTTCCCCGAATTGAGCAAAGAACCTGCGGCAAACGACGAACCCGCATATACCGCATATGCTACTGCTAAAGTAGGCGTATCTAAGGATACGTCTATTTATATCCGCAAAAAGCCTGCGGCTTCCACGGCTTCATATAACGTTGTCGCTAAGATTTCCAACGCAAAAGGTAAGTCTTTCTCTCTCCTTGGAGAAAACAGCGACTATTATTACGCCGCATACAACGGTTATAAAGGGTTTGTACGCAAGCAGGACTTTGAGGTTCAGGTTGCACTTGCGGCGGAACCCTTCTTCGCAGTTGTAACCGGCGGCAGTGTTAACGTGCGGTCTGGCGCAGGTTCTGCTTATGCCGCCATTGGTGTGGCGCACAAGGACGACCGTGTGCTTGCTTTGCCCCACAACTTAGATTGGAGCCGCATATCTATCGTTCTGGACAACGAAATGAAGTGTGGTTTTATTTCAAATAAATACATAAAGAAGGTGTGATGGAGTATATGCGCAAACATACTACGGAGTTTAGCAAAGTTATACTGTTCGCAATCTCCGCAGTCCTTCTTATTGTCATTATCTTTTCAATGATAATGATGGCCGTTACAAGTGATTTAACCCCGCTCGATTGGATACTGGGCGGGTTATTTTCTTTGGCTGATGTGGCTGTTGCTTTCTACTACTGGAAAGCTCGCAAGGAAAATGAGATTAAATTGCGTGTGATTTACGGCAAAGAAATGGCTGACGGAACTGAATCAAACGATGAGACCGATGTTGAGTGCGTTGGTTAGAAAGGAATAAAAAGATATGGAATTTACTGTTGATTGGACTGCTGTAATTATTGCTTTTCTGGAAAATGTTGTGCCTGTTCTTCTTACCGCTCTTGGTGCTGTTGTTTTTAAATACCTGAAGTCCAAGGGTACAAAAGACGAGCTGCTTAAACTGGCACAGGAAGCATACACCATTTTTAATAAATGCGTTCTTAACGTAAACCAGACCTTCGTTGATGCTCTTAAGGCCGAAGGTCTTTTTGATGCAGATGCTCAGGCAAAGGCACGTGAAATGGCAAAGGAAATGTTTATGGAGATGATTTCTGCCGAGATGAAACTTGCTCTGGAAACCCTGTACGGTTCCGCAGACAAGTGGATTGAAACTGTGCGTGAGGCCGATGTTTGGGCCGCAAAGAAGGTGTAATGTATGGCATCAATTTTAAGAGTTAGAGATAATGACGGGAATATTGTTGAGATTCCCGTAATGCAGGGTCCTCCCGGTCCTGCGGGTAGCACCCCTGAAAAGGGTGTTGATTACTGGACTGAGGATGATAAGTCGGAAGTAGTATCGGACGTTCTTGCTGCCCTGCCCACTTGGGAAGGGGGTAGTTATTAATGGCTTACGACAAAGTTGTTGATTCCGCCAAGCTTGATGCCGATATTGCGGTGGTAGCAGATGCAATACGTGCAAAAGCGGAAATAACTGGCCAATTGGTATTCCCCGAAGGAATGGCTTCTGCTGTATATGCCATCTCTGGCGGCGCATCCCTTGATGTTATAACCGCCGCTTCACTTCCTGCCACGGTAGTGGAAAATCAGATAGTAGTTATCACGGATACTACACCCAACACAATATACGTTGACACCAACGAACCCACCAACCTTGTTTCTGGTGATTTGTGGGTTGTTATTGCAGAGGGTGATTACGGCATCAATTTTACTGAGGATGCACCGTATTTCAGCACTAAGTTTAGTGCAGCAAAACAATATAACGGCAGTTCATGGGCGGGGTTAGACGGTTACATCGGCGTATCCGGCACATGGCAACAGTTTGCACGAAGTCTCCCTGCGATGGGAACCCCTCTGGAGCAGTGGACATGGGAGCAAATTGTCATTCTTGCCAACAGTGGTGAAGATGTGACCCAGTATTTTGCTGTAGGCGACCAGAAAAATCTTGTGTTAACTACTGGCGAAGTTGTACCTGTAGTAATCGGTGACTTCAACCATAACACCATAACGAATAGCGGTGGGGCGAAAGCATCCATTGCCTTTACATTTAAAAACTGTTTAAACACCACCTATGCGATGAATGATTCCAGCACTAATGCTGGTGGTTGGAACAGTTCAAAGATGAGAACTACGCACATGGTGAATATCTTTAACACATTCCCCGCTGAACTCAGAGCAGACGATGCGGTTAAATATGTTGACGTTGTAGCAACCGCTGGCAGTCAGTCTACCTCTCTTGTTACTTCATCCGACCGACTGCGGCTCCACAGTGTTACAGAACTTGGTCTGACCGCTTCATACGCAGGTACAGAAGGCACCAAATATGCCTACTATACTTCTGGAAATCGCGTCAAAACTGTCAACGGAACCGCAAGCTGGTACTGGACCCGTTCTCCGTATACCAACTACTCCTACGATTTCTGCATTGTGAGTTCGTCGGGTGCGGCCGGCAGCGACTATGCCTACTACGCTAACGGCGTGGCTTGCGGCTTCGATATTTAATCTAATAATCTAAAAAATCGCCGCCCCTGTGTGGGCGGCGGAAAGGTAAGAAATGAGCGTACTAAAATCTGAAAGAAGCGAAAGCTCGATGCAGTTTGTCCAAACAGCAAGAGAGCTTGCGGAAAAAACAACTTTGGTGTGCAAGAAGCTGCCAAAATCCCTAACCTTTTTCGGCGGGAGCCAATTGTGGTCTTACGCAAGAGAGATACTTGGCTGTGTAATTAGGGCTAATAGTATATATCCAACGAACGAACACGAGGCTCAAGAACGTAGGGATTATTTCATTCAAGCAAATTGCGCAATACAGGATTACCTTACCCAGCTCGATATGCTTAAGCCAAATGTCGAACCAAATAAACTTTTGGACTTGGTACGCTTAGCAACCGATGAGGCGTCTTTGGTGTCGGCTTGTAAAAAGGCCGACGCCAAAAGATATAAGTTTTAGGTTACGCACTGATACCCGTTCTCCGAATACCAACAACTCCAACAATTTCTGCAATGTGAGTTCGTCGGGTACGGCCAACAACAACAATGCCAACAACGCTAACGGCGTGGCTTGCGGATTGTGTGATGTGAGACCAAGTAGCATTAAGTGAAAGCAGAACAAACACATAAGGAGCGTGTAACCTTCCTGATATGGGTAAATTAAACCTTTGATGCGGTTGACTGGACGCTGCTTGCATGGACGGTAATTCCGTTTTCATAGTTAACCCGCTATACACGGAGGTGTTTTTTATGACGAGCGAAGAAAGACATGAGGCTCGATATCAAAGAAGAAAAGCAAAGCGAGAAGAGCAAAAGCGTAAACGAAATGCTATGACATACGAAGAAGTGTTTAGCTTTGAAAACATATACTCTGCGTTTAATAAATGCAAGAATGGCGTTATGTGGAAAACCAGTGTGCAGGGTTATGTTGCCGGACATCTCGCCAAAGCATACCGCACACATAAAGAACTAATAAACGGCGCATATAGAAGCAAAGGGTTTGTTGAGTTTGATATCATGGAACGAGGCAAACCTCGACACATCCGCAGTGTACATATCAGCGAAAGAGTCGTGCAACGTTGTTTGTGTGATAACCACCTTGTTTCCGCATTAAGTTGCACTTTTATTTATGACAACGGAGCCAGTCTTAAAGGTAAAGGAATTCATTTTACAATGAATAGGTTGTGCGAGCATATGCGCTGGCATTATCGGCGATACGGCACAGAGGGTTATGTGCTCACCTTTGACTTTTCTAAATACTTTGATTTGGCAAACCACGACGCTATTTTTAAGGAAATAGATAGGTGTATCTCCGACGAAAAGCTATGCGAACAAACCAAATATTTTATTCGCCAATTTGGAAATGTTGGTTTGGGTTTGGGTAGTCAAGTGTCTCAAATAGCCGCTTTAGCTCTGCCTAATCGTCTTGACCACTATATAAAAGAAAAACTCCGTGTGCATTGTTATGCCCGTTACATGGATGATGCTTACCTTATTCACCCAAGCAAAGAGTATCTGCAGAAGTGTTTGGTCGAAATACGCTCCATATGTAATGAGTTAGGTATTAAACTTAATGAGAAAAAGACTCAGATAATAAAGCTTTCTCGCGGCGTAAATTTTCTTAAAGGCCATTTCTTTCTTACCGATACAGGACGTGTCATAAAAAGAATTAATCCTCGGTCGGTCACTACTATGCGTCGAAAACTCAAGAAATTTAAAAGATTTGTTGATAGCGGCAAAATGACAATCGACGATGTTTGGACATCATGTAAGTCTTGGGTTGGGTACGCCAACTATTATAATGCTTATAAAACACGACAGAGACTAAATGAACTATATAAGGAGTTATTCTTATGTATGAAATAATAAAGGATGGCGAGAGGTTCATCTTGTGTGATGAACTCATTCTTGTAAAAAAGAATAGAAATGATATATATATCCCCGTTGAACAAACCGAGGCAGAAGGTGTTGTTATTGGAAATGATATTGTTGAGCCCATTGGAAATGTTGATATTTATTGGTTCGATGGGGCAAATAGAATAAACCTTTTGAACGCCGCAGGAGCGGAAATTGTGCAAACATCAGCAAAATCATCTGGCACTGAACCTTCGGCAAACGCAGGGGTGTTTACTTACGATGAGTGGCACGAGAACACTGATTATGAACAGTACGATATGTTTATATACAAGGGCAATGCTTATTTTGCAAAACAGAAACTTACGTCCAGTTCTGTATATCCCCCTGATGCACTGGGCGTAGAAGCACTGTACGGAATAAGGCCCACTCCTGATTCCGAAGGTGTTTATCCCTATATAAGAAATATGGCGGTTACAATAGGCATGAAAGTGCGTAGTGCAAAAGATGGCAATATTTATGTTTGCTATGCTAATGCAACTAACACACTTGTTTATGACCCTGCCGACGTATCTGCAATATTTAATAAGGCAGAGTAAACTTGACTACCGGGTTGAGTATTTTTAATTTTGGGCTAATAGTAAATATGCTATTAGCCCATTTTTTACGATTTAAAATTCTTCCTTGGTGCCGTCTTCATAAACTATCATTGACACATCGTATTTAAAGGATAAATTCTCATAATCCTCGCTATACAATCGAACATGTTCTGTTCTAAACTGGTTAACATCTATGCCTATCCCTTCATATGTAGCCGTTTCTGTTGGTTTTATGATATGTTCAGTAAAATCGGCACTAACCACAATTATTTCTTGGTCAAACATATCATAAATAGTTAAAGTACCATCAACCCCTTTTATTGGTTTATCGGTGTTATTGCTTATAGAAAAATCAAATTCAACACGAGGTGAATACCGACCCCTATCCCAATTTTCCTCAAGACTATGTTTATCAGTAACAGTGACCGTAACCTTTTCGCAGGTATTCGTTTCAATAAAAGTCTCTTCCTTACGCTGTTCTACCTCATCTTCAAGATAAGCAATATCTACAATATCATAATTAATAATGAGTTGGTCGAAATCCTTGTAATATGCATCCCATAACTCATCACTGAACATATATTGAGTCCCTACAACTGTAATGGTCTCGCCAGCCTGTATCTTTTTCTGCGCAATAGTAAAAGGTATATATGCAATTTGCCTATCGTATAAATCAGATATTTCTACATTGCCATCAATACCTATAACGGACTTATCTGTGTGGTTTGTAATCTCAAAAGTAATCTCAATATATTCAAACAGCTCATCGTCCACAGAGTTTTTACCAATAGCAACAACAGTAACTTCTTCCTCTTTTATGGGTGTAGCTTCTGTGTAACTATCCCCGCAAACAGAACAAGTATACATAACCTCACCGGCCTGAGTGTACGTTGCTTCTTTTATGACGGTTTCGGAATATTTATGCCCTTCTCCAACACTTATTTGATGAATGGTGTGTCCACATTTTGTACATTCATACACCACTTCTTGTTCTTCGCAAGTAGACGGAATACTTTCTTTCTGGATATATTCATGCTCACATTCTCCACATGCGGCAGTGGTAAAGCATAATAGTAATATAATAACCAAAAAGAAACGGCGCATCGGCAAAGTTCTCCTTTAACGTTATACTTTCATAAAACATGTTATCATATTATTAAAAAATCTACAATAAAAACAAAAAGGCTAACGGCATAGCAATACAAAACATTGCCACATCGTTAGCCTATTATTTTACCTTCTTTATGTGCCCTATTCTGTCCAGCATAGGCTACAAAAAGAACATTAATTTACCGATACAATTTTATAGCGTTCTTCTGCGGGAACATTGCCGTCAACAACTTCCACAACATCCTTTAACATATCAAGCTTAATAGTCACCTTGTCGCTGTAAACTGTAACGCACTCAACGTGGTTCATTATAGTTGCAACACGAGCTTTTTTATCATAGGTATTTTCTATTTCTTCTTTTATCTTATTAAGTCTATTCTCTATGCTTCCTCTCTTCCTATTGGTTTCTTCCAGTCTGGCAATCTTTTCTTCCAATGCCGCACAATCATCTTCAAACTTAGCATTTCTTCTGGCGTACATTTCTTTACTTATTGTACCATCTAACAGATTATCCAGCAAAAGCTCTTTCTTATGTTCCACTTCCTGTAACCTTTGCCGCAATTCCGCAATCTCTTTTTCTGCCGCGCCGGAACTAATTGCAGCCGCAATAGCCTTCATAGCAACCTGCAGGCCACGCACGAAGTCTTCCTCGTAATTCTCCGCAATTTTAGCGAATATTTCATCAAGGTAATCTTGCCGCACCAACGGATTGTCGCAACCCATTGTCCGCTCAGGTTTTCCTTGCGGGTGCTTCCTTCCATAATTCTGGTAGGTGCCGCAAATCCAACAGGGCAAATTCTCTCCTCTGGCAAAAATGCGGTATACGTGATGATATTTTGCGCCGCAATCGCCGCACACTATTTTACTGGACAGTGGATAAGAACCTCTCTTAATACCACGCCGCGCAGTTCCGTCACTGGTTGTGTTTCGAACTCTTTGTTCGTTCGCCTTATCCCACAATTCTTTTGATACGATAGGTTCAACCCTATTCTCGTGCCATACCCACTCCTTTTCGTCAACACGATTAATCTTCTTTGTGTCAAAATCAAAGTGGAGTTTATTTTGAACTACGGTGCCATAATAAATAGGATTGCTTATCATCCTCTTTAATGTAGTAAGGCCAATTTTGGTTCCTCTTCTGGAAACAACACCTTCTTCATCAAGAGTAGCCTTTATTCTGCGTGCGCCCATACCGTCGGCATACATTTTAAATATGCGCCGTATTAATTCAGCTTCCTTGGGCACAACAATAAGCTCTCCGTCTTTCTGCTCGAACCCCCACATAGAGCCATTCGTTATAATACTCGACCCATTCTTTTGTCTTGTGCGAGTTGCATTATTTATCTTTTTGGAAAGTTCTCGGCTATAATCTTCTGCGAGTATCGCCTTAATGCCCGTAATCAAGCTATCATCAGACTGATAGAATTTGCGGTCAATAAAAAAGTATAATTTCTTCCCATTTTCAACCATGCGGCTGAGGAAAGTATACCAGTCTTTTGCACTACGCATCAACCTATCCTGCGACTTAATTACAACCACGTCAAAGATATCTTCCCCGAGGTCATTGTACAGGTTTCGATATTCATCTCTTTTCTTTATTGTTGTGCCGGACTTACCTTCATCAACATACTCCCGCACCAATTCCCATCCCATTTCCGCAATAAAGTCCCGCAACTCTTGGCATTGTATTACCAGAGCGTCAGCTTGCTTTTCTTCTTCTGTGGAAACTCTTGCGTAAAAACAGGCTCTCATGTTTCTCTCCTTTTGTGTTCTATGCTATCATAATACACCTGGATGTTTGCTATAGCAAGACCTGTTTCTTCTTCTGTTAAAACATAATCATCACACAACAATTCTAATAATGTTTCCGCAAAGCTTTTTTCAAACATTTTCCTCCAAAATAAAAAAGGCGGGGTTGCCCCCGCCGTAATGTTACTTTCCACTACTGCCAACGCCGCCTGTACGCTCGCTCTGACTGCAGTTGTCTTCATCCATTACGTTGTAATTCAGTATTATGCCCTGAGCCACACGCTCCCCTTTCTGGATATAAACAGTATTCTCTTCTGTAAGGTCAATTATTACGGGAATAGGAATTCTCTTAATACCAAAATTTATGTAAACATCACGAACATCTATTTCCATATCTCCGTCATACTTAATCGCAGGAGCGTAATTGTACAGGCTTATAATAATATTACCCTTGGTATCACCGTTAATAAAATCACTGTCGATTACACCAACTGTATTGGAAAGCATCAGATGACGCTTAATGCCGATACTGCTGCGAGGCACAATCATCAGGAACTCATCATCGTTAATGTGCGCCGCAATGCCAGTATTAAACTTAACGGCGGTCTGCGGAGGAATTTTTATGTCCTCAGTTGCATAAAAGTCATAACCACAGGAAGTTTTTGTAGCGCGGATAGGCATTACCGCATCTTCCTGTAATACTTCAAATCTTGTATTCATCTACTCTTCAAACTCCTTAACCAATATTGCTTTCTCAGCCTTACAGCTTTCATATACGTCAATAATCCTCTGGTTTGAACTACCACGATACGGCAGGTTTACGCTACGTTTGGTTATATCGAATTTGCCGTCAACAAGTACATTAACCAAGGAAAGCAACTTCCTACCTCTGTCAATTTCGCCATAAAGCTCTTCAAACGTAAAACCCGTGTACAGCCACACATCTATGTCAGGCAGTTCATCAGCCACCATGTCCAGAAAAGAAATAGTATCGTCAATGCTAAAAACAGGGTCTCCTCCGCTCATAGTAATGCCGCTGATATAAGGTGTCTGCCGCACGTATTCAATTATTTCTTTTTGGATATCTTCGGTGAAAGGCTTACCTGCTGTGAACGAATGCGAATCAGGGTTGTGGCACCCTGCGCAGTTGTGCTTACAACCTGCGACGAATACTACAACCCTTACGCCTACGCCATCAGCAATAGATTCAAAATCTATGCCGACAATATTCATTATTACTTAAACTCCGTGTATTTAGAATGTTTTACTCTGTCGAGACACTCAGCAATCTTGCCATCGTTAAAATTACGATAGTCCGTAGTAAGATAACCAGTTACTCTGCGCAGTCTCTCTATGTTTGTACCGTTGCAAGCGGGACAGTTTTCTTCGATTTCGCCCTGATAGCCGCAAGCAAGGCAGGAATCAATGGGGAAATTGAATGCGAGGTAAGGGATATCCAGAGACATAGCGTAGTCAATAATATCCTCAATAGCCTTGTGGTTATTTACCACGGAACTTTCCAGTTCAATGTAGGTAATGCAGCCGCCAGTGGGGTACTTACAGAACTGAGCTTCGATTTCAAGCTTGCGGTAAATAGAAACCTTTTCCCACACAGGAACGTGATGAGAATTAGTGATGTATTCCCTATCACATACACCTTCGATTACGCCGTACTTCTTTTTAAGGGATTCAGCAAAAGTCTTGCACAGGCTTTCTGCGGGAGTGGCATAACAGGAGAAGTTCAGGTTGTTACGTTCTGCGGCTTCATTTACGTAGTTTGCAATATGTTCTACAACACTCACAGCAAACCTGAGCACATCTTCATCCTCATCGTGGTACTTGCCAAACAAAGCCTTACACATTTCCGCAATGCCGATATAGCCGATTGCCAGTGTGCCATGCTTCATAGCTTCGTATATGCCCTTCTCACGAGCGGCTTCGGCATCCGCAATAGTACCGTTATCATACATGAAAGGCGCGGACTTAACACTCTGGCTGCAAATGTGATAGAACCTGTCGATGAGCGCCTTTTCGGTGAGCGCAAGCACTTCATCCAGCTCGGCCCAGAATCCGTCAAGGTCGGGTTCAGTTCTTTCACCAAGGCAAATACCATGGTTAATGCCGATTGCGGGAAGATTCATTGTTACAGGACACACGTTGCCGCGACCAATCTTGGAATAGCCAAGACCGTGCCTATCCTTGCCGAGCAGAGTGCGGCAACCCATAGTAGCCATATAGGTGTCGGGATTGTCGGGGTCATCCACGTTGCGGCTCCAATCACCGTTAACAATATTAGGATAAATGCGCTTCGACAGAGACTTGATGGCAAGCTGTTTCATGTCGTAGTTGGGAGTACCGGGCTTATCATTAACGCCCTTCTTGTAGTTAAAAATAGATATAGGGAAAATGGGGGTTCTATGATGCTTGCCAATGCCGTCCAAACTTGCTTCCAGAAGATGTTTAATAACCATCCTTCCCTCTGGAGAAGTGTCGCGCCCAAAGTTAATAGAGGTGAAAGGCACCTGAGACCCTGCGCGGCTTTCCAGCGTGTTGAGGTTGTGGAATAAACCCTGACAAGACTGTGCCAGTTCCTTTTCAAGCATACTCATAGCATACCTGTGTGCCGCAGGATGGCCTTCGCTCCAAACGGGGTCGGCAATATCCACTTCATCGGGAACATGAGGCTCAACACCTTCTACCCATTTGATACCGTCACGCAACTTCTTTGCAAAGCTCTTGCGAACAAAAGAAGCAAGGTCATAATCAAGGTGCGCAGAAGCACAGCCGCCAAACTGTACTTGACTCTGTATCTGGAAAATAACAGCCACAAGCTGACATGCCGTTGAGAATGAGTTTGCGGGACGCACATCCCCGTTTCTGGTGGTAAAACCATTGTTGAGGAGTTTTGCTACGTCTGCAAACAAACAGTTGTGGGAACCTACGTCATACTCGCTCAGGTCATGGTTGTATAAACGGCCTTCCCTGTGGGCCTCCGCTACCTCGGGCGACATGTATTCGTTGAGGGCAAAATCCTTATGCATGGCGTTTGCGCTCTCAAACTTTCTGCCACTATAAGAAAACTCATCTACATTGGCATTGCTGTTCTGGGTGTTATTGCATTCCAGAATATTCTTAATCTTGCGGTGCAGTTCGGCATTACGTTCACGCACCGTGTTACGCCTATCACGATACTTAATGTACGCTCTCGCCACATCCTTGTACTTAGATGCCATCAGGTATTCTTCAACCCAATCCTGTATCTGTTCAACACCAACATCCTTATCGGTACATTTCTTTTCTGTCTTTTCTGCTATGGTTTCTGCAAGCTGCTCGTCATTAACACCACACTCATTCATGGCCTTAATTACCGCCGCATAAACCCTTTCACCATCAAACTTCACAACCCTTCCGTCTCGTTTTACTACCATAACTACCAATTCCTCTCATCATCAACAATCTTAATTATTCGCTCAACCGCATCCATTACGGATTTGGTGCGAATAATACCATGAATTTCATCAAAGTCAGATTTGCGCCTATTCCAAGGCTTGTCTACAAGCACGCGATACGTCCAAGAAGGAGACCTCATCACGGTTTCCAGTTTATCCTCGAGTATAAAATCACATTTAACCAACCATTTAGGATAGCCATAAATGATGTTCTCCTGCTTTATAAAAGGAAAGCATTTTGCAAACCATTTTGAGCGCCCTTCAACAATGTCGGGCGTACAAGCAGTCATAATAAATACCTCAATTCCGTTCTGGATAAGCTTGTGCATTGCTTCAACTGCTCCATCAGAGGGAACAAGATTACCCCAGAATGATTTGTCGGCCCAAACCTTTTCCATCTTGTTGTAAACATCGGGCGTCACACATTTCTTTACCTCGTACTCAGTAAAGTCATCCAGAGATAATTCGTCATCTCCAATTGCAAAGCTTTCTTTAAGGTGGTATATCGTTTCCGTCATAAGGTTGTTCAGCACCTCATCAACGTCTACAACCACCGACCAATTTTTGTTATATATGCTCATACACTACTCCGTATCAACAATCT